CGATTGGACAGCAAAAACAGCGGGTAAGCGGAAAATAGCTTATCGATCTGCGTTCGAAATGAACGGGAAATATGATTACGGAATCGCAAAAATAGAGGGCTAAACAATGATCAAACTTTTAATTATCAATACGTTTATTCTAGGATTCAACGTCATAGCAGTAGGCGCGTTATCGATCCTTATTTCTTTTCAACCTTTGATGGGATGCTAATCATGATTGTATGCTACGCAGACAGACCAGACGGATACAATGGACACACAGCAAGAGTTAAGCTAGTGTTGGACAAGGGCAAGATATACGAACATCACGATAGCGGGTTTCATGTGTCGCCAGTGTTAGACATGTATCGATTCCCAAATGCGGAAACCGCTTTGTGGTACGTCAACAAAAAATCAGACTTTTATACCAACGTAATAGCATAGGACAAAAGCCATGTTAAAACTTTCAAAAGCCAGCAAGATGCCTTGCCGATCTTGGTCACTTCAAGCGCTAGACACTTGCCCAGGATCTAAGAACAGCGACGGATCATTAGTCGCAGCTTGTTCGGGTTGCTATGCGGTAGGCGGTAACTATCGATTCAAGAATGTCAAAGCCCCACGCGAGCACAATCGAGAGGACTGGAAGCGTGACGAATGGGTATCAGACATGGTCGCAGAGTTAGATAACGATCGTTACTTTCGATGGTTCGACAGCGGCGATATGTATGACATCCGATTGGCTCGAAAGATCCTTGAGGTTATGTCGCTGACGCCTTGGACACGTCATTGGTTACCTACTCGAATGCATAAGTTTGCAAAGTTTCGCGACGTACTCGCACAGATGGAAGCGTTGCCAAACGTAGTGATTCGTCGATCTTCTGACAGTATCACGGGCGAGACCATCGAAGGCGCGAACACTTCAACGATCTCGACACTTGACAGTGTGCCAGAAGGTGCGGCAGTCTGTGAGGCCTACACGAGAGCAGGCAAATGCGGAACATGTCGAGCGTGTTGGGACAAAAGCGTTTCAGTTGTATGCTATATCGGACACGGTAAGACAATGGAAAAGAATCAACGGAATATTATTGCGAGGGTAGCATGAGTTTACAAAGAGACGTTGAGATGTATATCGAGGGATTGGAATCACCAGCTAATGCGTGGGGAGTCCATTTCGTAAAGGTAGGAAACACAGACGTGGAGAGCCATTCATTCCTTCACTACATGGTGAAGAGATACGGCACAGACGCGGTCGAGAATGCACTAGACGACAGACTATCGGGAGGTGAGGAAGAATGAATAGATACACAATTACGACCATTGAAAAGGTAGAGCATACTTACACGGTAATTGCGAAGACAGAGGAGGAGGCGAGAAAACTTTTAGCCGACAATTGTTATGATCCCGAGTCATGCTTTTTAGACGAAGAGCTACAAGAAATTTGTGAGGAAGAACTTTATTACCCTTGTCAAGAAACGACAGCGTACTACGACGCCGAGCAACTTAAGAGGGCAGAGCGCTTAGACGATCATGAAGTGGAGCCATCTTGGGGAATCTACGATATAGACGGAGTCAGAGCAGTAATATGTGATTGTGATGTAAGACACGCGGAGGGAGACGAATGAAGACGTACAGAGTTACAACGTACACGGTTATGTATGAAACCTACGAGGTCGAAGCTGAGACTCCCGAAGGGGCAGAGGAACTTATTTTTTATAGTGGCCTTGATCCCATATCCGAAAATGTCTTAGAATGCGACGTTATAGAAAACAAGGAGATTACACAATGATGCCCTATCCGTTTGACTGTCCATTGTGTGACGGTAGATATTGGCGGGAGGATTCCGTCATGTATGACGAAGCATACGACGACAGCGTGTGCCACCATTGTTACGATGAGCTACAAGCAGAAAGGCGTGAGATAGAGAAAGGAGACGTTTAGTTATGGAGTTAGGTTATATATTGTTTGCTGTATTCGCGGGCGTCATCGTTGTAGCATGGCTAACAATAGATGATGAGGACTTTAATGAAAGGTTCAATCACAATCGCAAGGCTAGATTTGAAGACGAGGAGATCTAAACATGTTTGAGGCATGGCAACCTTGGTGGGACTGTCTGTTATTGATAGTCCCTTACTTATTACTTGTTTGCATGACGCAAGTGAAAGAAGACAAGCCACGAGGAGCGACACGAAGATGATTAAGGGAATCGTAGTAAAACAGAAAAGCGTGTATGGCGAAGACAAAATCTATCCCGTATGCGAACACGCACAGATGCTTGCAGAGTTAGCAGGCACAAAGACATTCACGCCAAGGGCTATCAAGCTTATAAAAAATATGGGCATTGATATCCTACTTGAAGAACTTAAACCAACGCACAGGTATATCTAATGATAGGCATCGACATACAATACCAGATACACACACGAGATAAAGGCGATCCCTTTTGGGAGAACGTCTTTCAATTTACAGATCTTGGGGAGGCAAAAGCAATGCTTTACAGGCTAAAAAATTTAGACAACGGCCTCGAATACAAAATTCAAAAGGTAATTACGGAGGACATACTTTGAAGTACATTCGGTATCACATGACACACAAAGAGATTGCACGAGAGCTAGGGGTTAGTAGGGCTACAGTCCAACAGATCGAGAACAGCGCCTTGTGGAAGCTCAAAAAGTCTGGCAAGCTAAGAGAGTTCTTAGAAGCTGCAGAAGACTACGAACCACCACGACGCAATGGAGCGTTCACGGATTTATTTTGAGGACATATCAATGAATTACTATCAGGAAGAAGACAAGCGCAAGGCCTTGAGAAACTTGGCTGACACTGTTGAGACCTACAAGAAACTAATTGAGGACTTCGAGGACTTGAAGTTTGATTCAGTTTTAGTAGCCCTCGACAATCTCGAGGACTGCTGTAAGGACACGAAGAAAGAGGTAGATACTTGTGTCCATCGAGTCCTTGTAACCATGTGTGTGGACATTACTGTCGATGTGTTGGCTGGGGTAGAAGAAGATGAAACTTTAATCCTTGACGCAGCAGAAACAGAAGCATACAATAAGCTATCGAGAGGAGAGTTCGGGAACCCAGATTGTGATAACCTTTCGATTATCGATCAATTCTCAGGAGATGAATGCAATGACACTACAGTATGAATACGAGTTACTAGAACACGAGTTAGTTGTAGATATAACTGTCGGTTATGAATACGACAAAATTGAAAAGCGAGTCTACCTAAACTCAGCAAAGCTTCTGAACATCACAGAGATTATAGATCTGTTGACAGAAGAACAGAAGAATGAGATAGTTGACTACATGATAGACAATTATGCCTTCGAAGAATCTTACCCAGAGGAGTAATAAAATGAAAATGTTACGAGCTTATTTGATACTTGCAATCTTAGCTTCGCCAGCGTTTGCGTTGGCTTTCATTAACTACATCATGATCTAAAGGAGAAATACATGAAGACCAATAGCAGTATTCTAATTGGTTTAGTTGTGCTATTGGGGGCTGGCTGTGTGACCTCAGAACTTGAGGGAGACTGCTTAGAGTACAAGAACATACCAATAGTAGTAACTGAATGCACAAGACCGACAGCATACGGACAAAGGTATTGTGTAGACCAACTAACATCTAAACCTTTTTGTGTGAGGAGTACAGGCAATGCTGATAAATGAAGTATCAATCTATGAGGTCACAGGCGGAGACTATTCTGTTTACTGTCAAGGCTACACGCAGGCAAGGACTGTGACCAATGACATCATGAAGCGAGATCCTTGGGGTGGCATACCCTTTGTTATTCGTAAGGATTTCGAATACACGCTAGACGATAAGGGTAATGTGGTCATGACAAAACACATGTTAGATAAGCTCCTATTCTTAGCAAGCGATGAGCTACCGGAGAGTGAATCATGAAACAACCAGAGAATCATGTCGCAGATCATTTCGGCCTTGATGGCCGTTTCGAAAACAACGCAGAGATTGTTGTTTTCTACGACTACATGGGAGACACAGAAGAGGTTCTTCGAATTCCTTTCTGGTACTCTCATGAGGCAGGATCATTTGAACACTTTGCTGCTGAAGTGCAGAGAGCAGCGATAAAGCTTGCAGACTGTTATGCCTATTGGCCTGACGGGTATATCCATATCCAGACACGGATTACCAAAGAACACGTTAATGGAATTTAATTATGAGTAAATTAGAGACACCGGCCTTTGGAAGACAAGGCCCTATTAATGTTGCTAACGACGCTGAGATTGTTGTACATCACACAACGTCAAAGGGCGACACGTCAGAGGTTCTTCGGATTCCTTTCATGTATGACGAGGCAGAAATGTCTGACGCACAGGCTGAATCTTTCAGAAGGTCAGTACAAATATCGGCTGCAGCATTGAAAGATACTTATGCTTATTGGCCTGATGGTTATGTTCATATTCAAACGATCATCAACGATAAAGATGTTAACGCAATGCTAGGAATATGGTAGGTTTTACTATGAAAGAACTTGACAACAAGCAAGTAACAGTGGATGATCTAGTTTGGATGCACATATTTAATAATCCTTATCCTGATTATACAGCAATTGCTAAAGGTTTAGAGGGTTTAAATTTGACTCCAGCTGAGGTATTCTATATACTTCATTCAATACGTGAAGGAGACTATACATGTCCATAGATGATGCGAGTCCAGAACAATGGGATGCAATCAAACACCTTAACAGTCTGTCGATTAGGAAAGACCCTGATCCAGTGACGAAGCCTGATCACTACAACAAGGGGGCTGTCGAAGCCATTGAAGCTATCAAAGCTTCGATGCCTGAGAATGAGTTCAGAGGCTACCTGAAAGGCAATGCGTAGAAGTATCTGTGGCGATATGACTACAAGGGTAAGCCGATTGAAGACCTCAGAAAATGTAAGTGGTATGTTGATAGACTTATCCAAGAAGTAAACCAATAGGAGGTGCGATGTGTGATGATACACTATCTGATGATGAATTGCTAGATGATGTTCTAGCGAGGGCTTTCGTGATGATGCTTGGAGTTCACATGCCATCAAAAGAAAGTTTGACATTTATGAAAGAGTGGGTTATAATGAATTCTCAGTATAATGGTATTGAAATTACTGAAGAATATATTTTAAGACAAATACCTGATTTTATTACATATTTATATAGGAGATAATCTAATGGCAGTGATTGAAGGCAAAGCATACTGGTCTTTTGTTACTACACCTAACACAAAGTTTACACCAGCATACTCAGTTAATCTTGTTGTTGATGAGTCAACGGCTGATTCGTTTCGTGACCGTGGCTTTACAGTCAAGGACATGGAAGAAGGCCCTGCGTTGATCATCAAGCGTAAGGTCGATGGCAAAGACGGCATGGTTCGTCAAGCGCCTAAGCTCTTTGACAAAAGCAAACGAGAGATTGATGTGAATGTTGGTAATGGTTCACACGTTAAGGTCCAGTACAAGGAATGGGACACTAAGTGGAACGGGCAAGTATTCAAGGGTTTGGATTTCCAAGCAATGCAAGTCCTTGATCTTGTAGAATATAACTCACCAGATGGTTCTGAGTTTGACATCGAAGACGGAGACGGAGACGAAATCTAATGGCAAATGTTACATACACACACAACGATACGATCTACGACGTATCTTTACTAGCCCCTGAAGGACAGAAGGCCTTCCAGCTTTTGGTAGCAGCAGAGCAGGATGTTCGTGCCCTTGAGGATCGAGTGGTTATCGCACAAGCAGCGTGTGTTTCACTACACGCAAAGGTTCAAGAGTTCTTGAGCGAAGACGCAATTGCAGTTGAGGAAGCCGAAGTCGTAGAGGACTAACATGGCATTTAAAAAAACTCACATCCCCTGCCCTGAGTGTGGGGGATCTGATCCCGCAGCGATGAACGACGATGGCTCCATCAAATGTTTTAGCTGCGGTGTTTTCATCCCAAGCAATAAGCTTGATAACGTCACTCCAATATCATCGAGGCAGTCTATGGACGACGGTGAATACTACGCCCTAACAGACAGAGGAATCAGTCTGGCAACGGCTAAAAAATATGGAGTTAAATCCACAAAGAATTCAAAAGGTCAGATAGTCGAACACGTTTACCCATACTATTCTGGCAGCGAGCGAGTAGGATCAAAGACTCGCAAGCCTAATAAGAACTTTACATGGCAAGGCGAATCTAGGAATGTTGGTCTCTTCGGCCAGCAGCTATTTCAAAGTGGTGGTAAGTACGTAACCATTGTTGAAGGTGAAGTAGATGCCATGTCAGCCTATGAACTCATGGGTTCACAGTGGCCTGTTGTGTCTATTCGCAATGGCGCACAGTCTGCTGATCGTGATGTGAAGGAGAACCTAGAGTTTTTAGAGTCCTTCGATAACATCATCATTAACTTTGACAATGACAAGGTGGGGGAAGAGGCTGCTCGAAAGGTAGCCAAACTATTGCGTCCCGGCAAAGCAAAGATCATGTCACTACCCGTCGATTACAAAGACGCCAATGACATGTTACGCGGTTCGCAACACAAAGCCTACGTCCAGTACTGGTGGAACTCCAAGTTATACACACCCTCTGGAGTCTTGAACGTATCTGAGAACGTAGAAAACTATCTCACTCGCACACGAAAAGACTCAGTGCCTTTCCCTTGGGCAGGGCTGAACGAAAAATTAGAAGGTCTTCGTGCGGGTGAACTAGTCACATTGACGGGTGGCACAGGGCTTGGAAAATCAAGTGTCACTCGTGAGCTAGAACACTGGCT